ACCTATTTCTCCTACATCTCCAAATTTTTTACTTCTGTCTTCTAATATTTTTTGATCTCTTTGTTTGGCTTTTTCAATTTCAATATCTGAAAACATATTTAATTTTGAAACCCATTCTGGTTTATGTACGTGATATATCGGACTGCTAAAATAATTTTCTTTTTTTAAAATATTCTCATTCATTATATAAAAGGTCTCCCACTGTACCAAATTACTAAACTATATCTTGTACCTTTAGTTACTGGTTTAACTCTATGGTACAGAAAAGAAGGAAAAACTACAAGTGATCCTACGTTTCTGATCATATCTAATTTATGTATATTTTTTTCATGAAAGTTATTTCTGTTATCAATTTCAAACTCACCGCCCTCATATTCTAAACCATCATTTAAAGAAACTGTCACAGATAATTTTCTAATTGTGCCATCTTCAAAAGGTGTATCTGAAGTATCACAATGCCAATCATAAAACTCATTGTTATCATAAATAGTAAATTGGGCTTTTTCATATTGTGAAAACTGAAAGTTCCAATTAGCTTCTTTATTAGCCTCCATAACATATGGAGTTATTGTATTGGTAATCCAGGGCTCATCTAAAAATCTAATAGAAGATGTTCTAATTTTATTTATTTCTTTTAATTCTTCCAAAGTTACTTCATTTTCTGGAGGACGTAAAATTCCTGTCAAAGCAGGTTTGATTTTATTTTTTTCAGAAAATGCAAAATCTATAATTTTTTTACAAAACTCTTTTGATAAAGCACTTTGAAAATAATAATAATTATTTGATAGAATCATAACTTTCTTTGCATCTTATATAATTAAATTATATAAAAGTAAATACGTAAAAGTTATTATGAATCGTATTGCATAGTGACTTGTGTTCCTGTTGCATTAAAATCTCCAACAGAATTATCCCAATCTCTTATTTCATATATGCCTGGAGTGTTTACTGCCGTAACATGACCATCTTCAATAACAATATCTTCTTCTTGAACAATTACATGAGCTACCCATGTTTGTTTATGCTCTGACCAAAATACATAAGCTGTATTTTCAGGCCATTGATCTTCTGTAGGTTTTGCTCCTATAGGAGATTGCCAATCTATAATTTCTGAATTCCAAACCCAACTTGGAAAATATTTACGTAACCTAACTACATCTTCGTCAGGTAAATAATCTCCACCTACTACAGGCGGATGACCTCTTGTAGTAAAGTCTTCAAAACCTTGGATAAAATTATTAGAAGGATTTTTTCCAAATTTATTTTTAACGTACAAAGCTGCTTGTTCTGATCTGTCTCCACCATTTTCTGATACATCGTGATCAGAAACAACTATGACATTTACAATAATATTGTTTGAATCAAGTTCTGCAAATAAAGCCATAATTAACCTCTAACTAATTCTCCACTTACAATAAATTTAGCAAATTTTGTACCACCTGGTGCACACACTAATGTATTACATCCTGGTGTTACCGAAGTAGTAGGCACAGCGTCTGCTGGAACTTGAATTACAACAATACCTGATCCACCTGGAGGTGTTTGTCTACATCTAGTTGCACCCCCTGCTCCTGATCCTGTGTTTGCAGTACCACCTGTTGAATTAGATGGGGTTCTTCCGCCAACACCTCCGCCTCCTGGACCTGGAGGTCCTGCATTTGAACTAGGTTGTCTATTATCTCCGCCGCCGCCTCCGCCGCCGCCGATTAAACCAACTGCTCCTGGAAAAGTTGGTGAATAATCTGTTCCACTACCTCCGGCTGCTCCATTAGTAGGCTGCCCAGCTGAGTTTCGGCCTCCGCCTCCACCTCCAGCTCCATAAAAAGAACTAGCATCTCCTGATCCTCCCGGATTTCCGTAAGATCCCCCACTTCCTGCTGTAGCACCATATTTTGATCCACCGCCTCCTGAACCATTAGAGGGTTGGCCGTTTCCGAAGCTTCCTCCTCCACCGCCTCCATCGGCTGAAATTGTACCACCCCCAAGAGCTACACTTGATGCGACTCCATCTCCTCCACCTGCGCCGCCTCCTGCACCTATGGTAACAGTGACAGTATCTGCTGGAACAGTTTGACATGTAAAAATTCTTTGAGCTGCAGCTCCTCCGCCGCCTCCTCGTTCACGGCCTCCGCCGCCTCCGCCTCCAGAAACTAAAATATTTGTAGCTACAAATTCAGGAACAACAATTCCTCCTGAACCAAATCCTAAAATTTGATAGCCAAAACCTTTAGCTCTTCTTTGTTCGGTTTGTTTAGTATTTTTTTCTACCGTTAGAGTTGGCTCTAACGACTTGTCTTTGTATTTCATATTCTATACTCCTTATGCGTCGTTAGCAGCGTCAGTAGTGAAGAATAATTTAATCCCAAGTAATCTTGCATCAGCATCTAAATCATCTGCTGAAACGTCTCTTGATATTTGAAAAAATACGTACTCGTCTGTGCTAGGCGAGCCCGCTATTGTTACCGCTCCACTTTCTGCTGTTACGTCTAAATCGTTTGATGTACCACTATGAGCTTTTGCAGTTGGTCCTACAGCTGTTCCAAAAGCTGTGTTTAAATCTCCATTATCAGCTAGAGCAACTCCTTGTAAAACAAACGCAGTAGTTCCTGTATCTGTTGAAGTAGCTGTAAAAAATGCTTGAAAAGTTACTGTGCCTTCGTTCCATGATTTAGGAAAAGCTACAGCAAATTGTGCGAATTCATCAGAGGTTTTATCAAAATCTAAAACTTTAAGTTCTGGACCATTTGATAACTCTACTTGTGCAGCTTCAGCTCCGTTTGTAGTGTTTGCATACATAGCAGAAGATGGAACCCAAATAGTTTCTTTTCCTGCAACTTTTGCGGCTGCTCCACCTACTTGAACTACACCATTTCCATTTGGTGCTAAATTAATATTTCCATCTGCTCCATCAGTAATTGTTATTGTACCTGAATTAGTTCCAGAATTTGTATCTAATACTAAATCGTGAGCACCACTTGTTGTTAGTGTAGCTGCGGCTGCTCCTGTCCCAATTACAATTTCTCCTGATCCTTTTGGAGCCATATTGATATTTATATTAGAGTCACTGCTTCCTGTTGCTGAAATAGTTGGAGCGCTTCCGTTAGCTGCATTTGCTATTGTTAATTCGTTAGTGGCTGAACCTGTGGCTGTTAATTTAAATAATTCAGCACCGTTAGTATCTAAAATTGAAGTTCCAATTTTAGGTGAAGTTAAAGTTTTGTTTGTTAAAGTATCAGTGGATGAAGCAGTTATAAATCCACAATCATCAATATCTGGATTTGTTCCATCATTAGCAGTAGCATAAACTAATTTTACTGCTCCAGGAGTAAGAGTTACACTGTCTCCTGAACCTGTAACATATTTAAATACTACGTTTTGTGATCCACTTGTTGAATTTTTTAAAATATAAAAATTTTGAACATCTAAAGGTATAGTAACGTTTCTAGAAGCTGAAATAGTTCCTGTAAATTCTATGACTCTGTGTGCAAGAGTTGCACCAGTTGCTCCATCTGATACTGAAAGAGTTGTGTCTCCTGAATCAGAAACAGCTTGTGTTGTAAATCCACCTGAAATTTGTTCTACAATACTTAAATTTGTATTAGTTTTTGTCCCCCATGTACCGGCGTTTTCACCAGTTGCCTGAAGTTCTATACCGAGTGGTGTATATGTTGATGCCATAATTTTTATCTCCTATTATGCTGCTACGTCTGTATACGATGTATTAGATCCAGTGTCAATAGCTTGATATGCTTGAATTCCAAAACCTGTTGCAGTACCAAATCCAGCAACAGAAACAGTTGCTTCAACACCTGTTAATCCCATTACATCTGCAGGAGTAATTGATCCAACATTAACAGTTGCTGAAACTCCTGTCAATCCCATTACATCTGCAGGAGAAATTGATCCAACAGAAGATGTAATAGCAATTCCTGATGGTAAAACTACAGGATTTGATGATATGTTTACTTCATCAACAGAAACTGTTGCCGAAACTCCTGTTACTCCCATTACATCTGCAGGAGAAATTGATCCAGGAGAAGCTGTTGCAGAAACTCCTGTTACTCCTATTACATCTGCAGGAGTAATTAATCCAACACTTGCTGTTGCAGATACACTAGCTAATGTTTGTGTTATGTCACCTATTATTGTTGGTGACCCAATACTTGTTGTTGATGATACACCTGTTAATCCCATTACATCAGCAGGACTAATTGATCCAACACTTGCTGTTGCAGAAACACCTTCTAATAGTATATCACCTTGAATGCCCCACGCATCATCATTCCAAGCTGCTCTACCCCATCCAAGATCTGGAACTGCAGTTACAGTGACTGATCCAATAGATGAAGTTGCAGAAACTCCTGTAGTTGAAACATTAGCTGCATCTTGTTGTCCCCAACTATTTTGATCCCAAGTTAACATACTCCAAGTATTTGAAGTTGGAGTGTTGGCTTGTCCACCCATTCCAGAGTGATTACTACAATAATAATAAAGTGTAGGAGCACTAGCTGCTACAGTGATTTGGGTATATGCTCCTGAACTACCTGGTGTTCCATTGGTTGTAACTCCCGTAGTATATTCCGACCCTCCAGACCAAGTTCCATTTGAAGTTGTTGAAAGTCTTAATGGGTGTGTACTATTTGATGAATCAGATTGATCAAATTTATAAGTATAACCTTCAGCTAAATTAACTGTAGCTTGTTGTACACCATCAATAAAATATTTATTACCAGAGCCGGTAGAGACTACCGTGACCGTGAAAGTTCGAGTAACGGACATCCGTTAACCTCCGTTATGCTATTCTTATGATCGCGTTTGTTGCGTCTGCTGTTGGGAATTGAATTGTGAAAGTACCACTTGTTACAGTTTTATCTCCACCAAATGCTATGACTGCAACAGCTTTATCGGATTGTGTGTCATTGTATATTAATGCACCATTAGCTGTAAAAGAAGCAGAAGAAAAACTTACATCTGCAAAATCACAAATTGCAGTTGTTCCAGAAGTTGTTGGAGTTACACTTGTAAGAGCTGCACCACCTGCAGTGTATGCAGTTCCAGATGAGTTTGTAATTTCATTGGATGTTGAATAAGCTGTAGTACCTGCTCCTAAACTTGCAGAACTAGTATACAAAGCTATTTTAAAAGCGTTTCCACTTGTAGCTGTAAAATTGTGTGTACCCACTAAAATTTCTTGTTTGAAACTTGTACAAATTGCCGATGTAATTGCCATAATTTATCTCCTATGGGTTTGCCGAGTTAACTGGAATACGAACAGCACCATCAGTATAATCGTCTCTTCGTCTTCTTCCAACTTGCTCATTAGCAAACTTTTGTACCTCTTGTTTATACTTATTTTCGTATAGTGTCAACATATCTATTGGACCTTTTAAATATCCATATGCTTCTGATAGACAACAATACAATAGACCATTTGGAAAATTAAGACTAATATAGTTAGTATCATTATTTTCCAATAAAGCTGGTGCAGCGTTAAAATGAACTCTAAATTTGTATGTTGTATCAGGGACAGGGGCAAACATCATTCTTCCAGATGTGGTATCAGACTCTCCTGTAGCACCACCAAACATGGCATAATATTTAGGTTGACCTCTTTTAGATGACTCTGTTGAAGAAATATATTCTTGTAAATATGTAATATCTTTTTTTTCTAACCAAACATTAGCACCAGTTGTGGCTGATGTCGAATCATATACCTGTATGCCTCTAATAAAAACAGCACCTGCTGGAGCATTAATTGTTTCTTGTCCTGTAACTAAATTTCCAGATTCTTGTTTTCTATCAGCATCAATTGGCAAGTCTCTAAATATTCTATATTGTGCGTTTAAAATTATATTTTCTAAAACAGCATCTGTTAAAACATTAGAGTCTGTTTCGGTATAACTTTTTATTTGTGTTTTTAATCCTGATGCACTTAATCCAGCCATTATGCTACTACCTCTCTACAGGCTAAACAATTTTTTCTAAATCTATTGTGTTTAGTGCAATGTTTTGGTTTTACTTCTTCATACAAAACAAGATGTGGATCTTGTTTTTCAGGTTTAAATATATTTTTAATTTTATTCCAAATGTAACTTATCATAATATACCTCTTATCATTGGACTAACATAAATGTTTTCTCCACCACCTGTTATATTACCAACTGCACTATAAGGCAAGGTAACAGTAAAGCCAGTATTAACTGTTTTTGTAGCTGGCATGGCTCCTGTTTGCTCTGTTCTTGTTGTTATTGATTGTATTTCTAAACCTGGAAAAACAGTAACTGCAACATGCGCAGTAGCTTCTGTGCTGTTAGGTGTTTCTCCTCTAAAAGGTGCATTTGTTCCTCTTGATAGACCTGTTAATGTTTGTCCTCCAGATTTACCTGTATATTGTATAACTTCTCTTTGAACTACAGGAACATAATTAGGGTTTGTTGCTGCAGGAGTTGTTGAACTTTGAACAAAATAAAAACCTGTTGCGGGAAAATTAGTATTAGCATCAAAAGTTGCTGTTGTTGCAGAAGCTGTAATTGCATCTCCTATCGCAAATATTGGAAACAAATTAGTTCCTAAATTAAAACTTTGTGTGGGATCATTACTAGCTGGATTATAAAATAATACAAAATCTCCAACCTCTAAAGTGTGATCAAGTAAACTTACAGTTAAAGTTGCACTGCCATTTGTAACTGTAAAAGGATCTTTTGGTAAAAGAATTGCAGTTGGTGGTTCATTTCTATCCGATCTAACATTTCTTATAGAAACGCCATCAGCAGCCATTGGCTTTGGTTCTAATTGAGGTTGTTTTGGTTCAAACTCTGATACATGAACGAACGAACCATTCCATTCTCTAACCATTTCTTGATATGGAAACTCCATTCCAGATCTATCAGATATTGCTTTTGCGTATTTACCTGTAGCGTATTTTGGCATTATGCTCCTGGGTAGTATGCTTTTGGTGTAATGTATGTACTAGAAGCGGAACCATCTTCTGCTAATGCTCTAGCTAATTCATCTTCATAATACAGTTTCATTTGTTGTGTAAGTTGTGGTTGATACTTTTGTGAAAGATAAAAAGCTAAACCAGCAACCATACAAGGTACAAATCTAAATGGTACATCTGTTGCATTTGTATAATCACCAATATCTTGAATTCTTTTTATATAATAAAAATGCATATCTTTAGATGCATTTGTTGAATCTGGTGTTGGGTAAACATGTACTCTAACTTTATCAATAAATCTTTCTACCCAATATTGATTAGGTGTTCCTTTTGATAATTTATTTGAAAAACCAGCATAAGTAGATCTATCTACTTTTGTCATTGGACTATCTGATTGAGTTGTTTGTGTTCTATTGCTTCTTAATTGTGCCTCAAGAACATCGGATATTCCGTATATACCGTTTGGATTTGATGTAGCACTTGTACCATCGCCACTTGATCTAAAAAAATCATACTCAGCTTGGCCTTCGATT